GCCCCCCGAGCCCCCCACTTGAGGCAGCTTTAGAAAATGACGAACCAATACTTGGCGAAGAGGGGCAGCCTGACGGGGTCGTAGGGGCAGAGCCCCTATTGTCAGACCTATACGACAGTGCCACCATTTTCCGTTTCTACAGTAAATCCGCTGATAAACCTCTACCCGGCAAAGGCGAAGGCGAAAAGCTCGGTCCTGAAGGCTCCGGAGCATACACTGAACTGGCTCGTATTCCCCAGTGGCGGAAAAAACTTAGCAACGGTTGGCCTGCGGAATTTAAACTCGATGGTCATAAATGGTTGACCGCCGAGCATTATTACCAAGCCTCAAAATTCAAGAAAGGTGACAGAGCTTTTTTTCTCCAATTCTCTCTTGATGCAAAAGATTCTTCATTAGCAAAAAATGTTGACTTGGCGAAAGCTGCAGGCGGTAAATCCGGCAAACTCAAAGATGAACAAGTCCGGCCGAAAGATGTATCTATCGATGCAGATTTTTATTACAAAAGTGAAGGATCAAAATTATCACGAGGAGAGATGGAATTAGAAAATGCCTTGCGTGCGAAGTTTACGCAAAATTCGGAATTGAAGCAGTTGCTTATGGGGACGAAAAAAGCAAAGCTAGAACATATTGTCAGGAGCAAACCGGCCGAAGTGTTTAATGAATTGATGCGCGTTCGTCGGGAATTGACACAAATAGTTTAATAACGTTTTATATGAAAATGATATCTCACTATAATATATCTTTAATTAATAAGATGGATTTTGCATCAAACCTAGACTCTTTAATGAAACCTTTTATCAAAGCGTTCGGTAAATGCGAGAAAACAAAGTTATCAAAAAGTGATCATAAATCGTTCGAAACACTTCTCATCTCTCTCCATAAAGATATTTATACTTCAAATGAAACTATTTTGAAGGACGGATGTATGACAAGTAGTGTCATTAATATACAGACGGATTTTAAGAGCGTAAAACGTCCCGACGATTATTCGAAAAGCCGATACTTTCCAATGGTTATACAGAAATATATCAAAGAGAATGAGTTATATCAACTCAATTTTTCCTGTGGGAATGTGGGTGGCCGAGAGATTAATATTCATTTTACGCTTTTTTCAGAAGACGATTTATCAAAATTGGCTAACTATGTAGAGAACGTCCGTCTGATGTATGTTTGGTTGAATATTTGTGCCAAGTATGCCAGTACCGAATGTAGCTCGGTTTTAGATATTTATATTTTTCCGACGCCTTTTACAAAAAATTTGCCAGGCAGTACAGCGACGGTTTTAGGTCCAGAACATGTGAATACCGCTTTTACAGCAGCCTGTGCTCCGCATGGCCAACTTATTATTTTTCGCGAGGAAGAGTGGTTTAAAGTATTTTTCCACGAAACGTTTCACGCTTATGGTCTGGATTTTGCTAGAAGCGATATTAGCGATTTTAAAAAAACCATTAAATCTCTCTTCCCTATCAATAGTGACTTTGATTTATATGAAGCTTATACAGAAACTTGGGCGAGAATCATTAATTGTGCCTTCTCTAGCTTTAATGCTTTGGAAAATGATAAGAAGAGAGATAAGAAGGCCTTTTTAGTAAATTTTAATTTCTGCATTGGCATCGAACGCTTATTTGCTCTTTATCAGTGTACCAAAGTATTGAGTTTTATGGGATTACATTATAATGATATTCATGATCAGAAGAGCAATTATTTACGGGAGAAACTTTACAAGGAAAATACCCATGTATTCGCTTACTATATTATGACGGCCATTTTCTTGAATGATTACGAAGGGTTTATGCTCTGGTGTAAGAAGAATAATAAAGTGTGGATTAAATTTGATTTAACTCCGGAGAACTTTGCCTCATTTGCCGAGTATATTGAGAGTATTTATAAATGTATTAGTTTAATAGAGGGAATAGATTATATGGGGAAAATGAATCAACAGGTGAATAGGAATAAAGGTGATGTGAAAAATGAGATACTGACAAAAACAACACGGATGTCGATAATACAATAAATAATATTTTTTCTAGCCGAAAAAATATTATTATAAATAAGTAATATTTTTTTACAATGTAAAAACATTTTATTACTATGATATAAATGCAAGCAATAGAAATCAAAAAAAGTTTGAGAGATAAGAAGATAAAAATCTCTCCTTTGAATGAGGACAAAGATATGGACAAAGTGAAAAAAGAGAAAAGTGTGAAAAAAGAGAAAGAGTTTATCATGCCTACGAAAGAAAATTATCTTACTGTTTTAGAATCGAATTATACCATAAAACAATTGAAAGATATTATCGCACATTATAAGATTAAATTAAATGGTGCAAATGTGAAAGCGGACATTACGGCAAAAATATGCAACTATTTTAAATTATATGATAATGCGGTTATTGTACAGAAAGCTTGGCGGCACCATTTATTCCGGCAATATAATAAAATAAGAGGTCCTGCTCGTTTTAATCGTACGATATGTGTGAATGATACTGACTTTTTCACGATGGATGATTTGTCTGATATCCCCTTAAATCAATTTTATAGTTTCACAGATACCGATAAGATGATCTATGGGTTTGATATTATGTCGCTCTATAATTTATTCGGAAAAAGTCCTGATAAAGTTACAAATCCGTATAACCGTAACCCATTTCCGAAAGAAGTGAAGAGAGATGTAATGAAAATAATTCGACTAAGTAAACTCTATAATCAACCATTAAATTTAGATACAAATGAAGGCGACGAAGAGGAAAAGATGAATACAATGAATAGTTTTGAACATCGGCTGATAACTCTTTTTCAAGAAATTGATGATTTAGGAAACTATACAAATTATAATTGGGTAATGTCACTTGACATGGCACATATGATGCGATTTATTTTAGAGATGAATGATATTTGGTCATATCGGGCAAACTTATCAGAAGATATAAAAAGAGATATTTGTCCTGGATATCGAGATTTGTTTCAGCGGATGTATATGATTGACATGCGTCTCTCTAATATTATCATATTAAGAGAGATTGCAATAGATATTATGAATAAATTAGTGAATAATGGGATCAATCATGGTAGTCGATGTTTAGGAGCGAATTTTGTTTTATGTGCTTTGACATTGGTTAACCCAGCTGCGGCGGAGGCATTGCCGTGGCTGTATCACTCGGTAGTTTAGTTGTTGTAAAATAATTCACGCAAAATAGTATAGGAATTTTACCAAAAAATCATATAATATTTTGTATATATATAAATGAAAGGTAAAAGAGGCGGAGCAAGTACGAAGGTCATGTTGGCTTTATTGGCGGTATTATTAGTATCTTTAGGCTTTCTCTCTAGTCAAGGACGTGAAGGGTTCCGTGAGGGTCTTGTTTTAACACCCTGTGAAGAAGGAACATCTCGCAAAGGTGGTTCTAATAACTGTACAAAAGATTAAATTTATTTACAGACAGTATTATATATGAAACATAAAATATATATAATATCTCTAATTTCAATTATATTGGTTTCATTATATTATTATTATCTGCAAATTTCAGGACGTGAAGGTAATGAAAGACTTGATATTCCACTTCTTTTACCAAAGTCAAAAGCCAGTATTTGTCCGGATTGGAAACCGGTTCTTGGCGAAGATGGCCAATGTTATCCCAAATAATAGAAATTTTTGAATAATTCGAATCCTTTAGGAATATTTTTCCCAATTAATTACCTTCTTAACATCATCACAATTATAATATATATTAATGCGTTAAAACACTTAAATAAATCTTATTATAGTAGAGTATAATAAGATGGCCAAACAATCTAGCAAAACTTCCACCACCACGACTCCCGCTGTTGCCGCTGCGCCTGCTCAAGCAGTTGCGCCTGCTGCCGAAAAGGTAGCCAAGGCACCTAAAGCTGAAAAGACCGAAAAGGTCGCTGCCGCCCCCAAGGCACCTAAGGCTGAGAAGACCGAGAAGGTCGCTGCCGCCCCTGCGGCGCCTGCTGCCGAGAAGCCCGCAAAGGCTAAGAAGGAGGCTGCCCCCAAGGCACCCAAGGCCGAGAAGGTCGCTGCCGCCCCTGCTGTTGCAGCTGCATCTGATGCCCCTGTTGCTGAAGTAGCGGCTGTTGCCTCTGTTTCCAGCGAATTCAGCGACTTTATGTCCAAGCTTCAACAGCTCAGCACGGCGATCTCTTCCCTCAAGACCGAGTTCCGCTCGCTCGAGAAGAAGGCGTCACGCGAATTGAAGACCGCTGCCAAGGCGAGCCACAAGCGTAAGCGCAAGACCGGTAATCGTTCTCCCAGCGGTTTTGTCAAGCCCACTCTCATCAGTGACGAGCTTGCGACCTTTCTCGGAAAGACCTCGGGTACCGAAATGGCCCGCACTGAAGTAACCCGTGAAATCAACACTTACATCCGAGCCAACCAGCTGCAAGACACCACCAACGGACGTCGCATCAACGCTGACTCCAAGTTGTCTTCTCTGCTCAAGCTTGCCAGCGGTGAGGAGTTGACTTACTTCAACCTTCAGCGCTACATGAGCCCCCACTTTGCCAAAACTTCCGCTGCTGCCCCTGTTGCGGTTGCGTCGGCTTAAGAAATTGCGCTTGCAGTCGCCCATTATAAAAAAAGTTATATGACATGATAAGCATCTATGAAATAAGCATCTATAAAATAAGCATCTATGAAATAAGCATAAGTATAACCAGCAGAGTGGCGCAGAGGAAGCGTGACTGGCCCATAACCAGTAGGCCGATGGATCGAAACCATCCTCTGCTATCAAAAATAATATTTTGTATACATAATATTATTCAAATACTTTTCATTCTTCTTCCTCATCCTCTAAAATCATCGGTTCTAATCTTGAAACACTACCACTTTTCTTTTTTAACAAAGGATTAGATTTTGGACTACCAAAAAGTAATAATCGGTCTCTCTCCTTTTGTCTACTCAATGCATGACTTTTCCGTTCTTCTAATAATTTCGCCTCACCTTCTTTCATTGATCTTGCTTTTCGAATTAACGCAACTTCTGCATCGGCTGATTTTCCAGGACTTCTTTTTCGGGGGGTTCCAATACTAGCGTCGGCTTCACGGGATAATCGTGCTCTTTTTTCTGCCTCTTCACGATCTAATCGTCCTTCTATAGTTGGTCCTTTTATACGATGTATTGTTAGATTTTTTACTTTACCTCGATCCATTATACTTCTTTTTACAGGTAGTTTACGGGATTTTCTAGGTTCTTCTGCTACAGATTCGCCTGGTGAGTTTGCATTGACAACATTTTTTAAACTTGATCCATAGACACCGCCATGATAGCGCTTTTTATGATGATGACGATGATGGCGTCTTGTTTTGAACTTATTATGTCTTTTGAAGGTACTGCTACGCACGTATTTACTGAAACTATTATCATGTTTGTCTGTGCTACTATGTTTGTCTGTGCTACTATGGTTGTGTGTACTATGTTTGCGTGTACTACCTGTATTACCCATTATAATATATTCAAATACTTTTAATTTAATCATCGTCATGCCTGGCCCAATAGGCTTCATTCCTTTTTTCTTCTGCTTCTCTTTCCTTTCTCTCTCTTTCTAAAGCCGATTTTCTTTTCGCTTTTATTTCTAATTCTTTTCTCTTAATCTCTCCTTTTCGGCTTTCATTTTTTAATACATCTTTAAGTAATGATGGTTCTGTTTCTCTTTTCTTCTTTCGAGTTTTTGTTTCTCCTGTAGAATAATGATAAGAAGGATTTAATTTACTTCCAATGCCGCCATTATGACGATGACATCTTGTCCTAAACGCACGATGTCGTCTTTTATGGTCATAATGTTTTACAGTTTCTCTTCCCGATGTATTACCCATTATGCTGTATATATATATAAAAGTTTTAGAATTTTCCCGATTTTTTAATGAATATGTCAAAAAATTGATTTAAACATTTCCCATTGTATTATAGTATCAAACAAACAATCAGAATGAGTTCATCAAACAATCAATCCGCTGAAACCTACATTGCTAACGGTCTTACCTTTAATATCAGTGATTTGGATATCACTGCGCCTAAATTGAATAAATCAGGCGGTAAAAGTGCTAATCTCTTATACAAGCCGACCAAGAAAAGTTTATATGTCAATATGCAAGTGCCGATGCTAACTTGGGGTGCTAATGTGTTCCGCGATCCGCAAAGTGGTAAAGAAACTTATGATCTAGCGCTTCAATTCCCTCGCAAAGATTATAGTTCGCCGGAAACAGATACTCTTCTTGCGAAATTTCAAGCTCTTGAAACGCTTATCAAAACCGAAGCTGTCAAGAATTGTATGGCCTGGTTTAACAAGAAGATGACGCCTGAGCTTGTAGACGCCGCTTGGACACCAATGTTGAAGTATTCTAAAGATAAGGAAACCGGAGAGCCTGATATGACCAAGTCGCCTACCTTGAAAATCAAGCTGCCGCAATATGACGGTAAGTTCAATTGCGAAATTTATGATCCCAACGGTAACATGATGTATCCCAATGATAAATCGGCCGATACACCGATGGATTTGATTCCTAAGGGCGTGAATATTGTCGCAATCATTCAATGCGGGGGATTATGGTTTGCTAACAAGGCATTTGGCTGCACATGGCGATTATTTCAAGTTGTCGTTCAACCCAAGCCCTCGATGAAAGGTCGTTGTCTTATTGCAGTTACACCTGCGGCCAAATCAGCTCTTTCTGGCTCAGCGTCGTCTGGCAGTAATGATGAGGGAGATGAAGTCGGTGTAACAATTGCAGATGATAGCGATGACGAGCAAGAAGCCGAACCAGTTGCTGTTGTAACTAAGCCAGTTGTAGTAGCCACAGCACCGGTTGTTAAGAAGGTTGTAAAGCAAGCCGAAGTCGTAGCACCAGTTGTAGTAGCACCAGTTGTAGTAGAAGAGGCAGTTGAAGAAGCAGTTGCTGAAGAGCCAGTCGTAGTAACAGCACCTGTCGCAGCAGCCAAGCCAGTCGTGAAGAAAGTTGTCCGCAAGAAGGAGTAGAAATGCTTATATTGATATATAAAAAAAAAAATGAAACTATTATTTTTTTTTTACGTTATTAATGATATATTATTTTATGAAAAATACTATATCATATACCATGAATATACAAATAAAAGATATTGGAATAATGAATAAAATATGTCCGATTTGCTTAGAAGATTTTACAGCGCATTCTTTTAATCTGGTCTGTAATACTTTAGAAGGCGGACATATTTTTTATACCAAAATTTCAAATGCTAGCCGTTATGATGATACCGAAGGTATTGTAAATCATTGTACAAATTATTTGAAACATATAAATCCGGATAAATGGTCTTGGGTCATGGATTTTGAAGGCTTTGGTTTAAAACATACACTTGGTATAAATACAGGCATTCGTTTATCAAAATTTATTAATAGTTTTGGTAAACTACAGTATTTGATTGTTATTAATATCAACCCTTTTGTCGAACAAATGTTGAAATTAATTAAACTAACCCTCAATAAAGAATATCATAATTGTATTCATATTATTCATAAAGTAAATGATCCATTTCTTCTAAAAATAAAAGAATGGCAAGATTTGGATCATAATAAAAAGCAACTTCTCTCTTTAATAAATATGTAAAATTAATTATACGTATCCTAAAAAATTACGTCCAATCTTACTAGTTACAAACATACCGCAGCCACAACCGATTTGAACATAAAATACATTACTTTTTTTGGTGCAACACAATAGAAAAAATGACAAAATAATAAATAATATTGAAAAAAACCAAAATGCCGTTGTAAATTTGTCCATTATATACAATATAAATTATTATTATTTTTTATAAACCATGTACTTTCTGCATCAAATACAAGATGAAATTCTCGAAATGATAAATTGGCCGATAATTATTATTATAATACTGTAAAAATGTATACGATTTAATGAGAATATCCGTCATGTGTTTCCCTTCTAATTTTTTCTGTGTAATTAATTTATTTATGATAAACCATATACACTCGTATGGATCCAAATTATAAATAAATATATCGTACAAATGTTCACGCATATTATACAAATTGAGTTCATCTATATTCAAAATGACATCAACTAGTTTATTACAAATGATTTCATTCGGCCGCATCAATTGGGTAACAGAGAGATAAATGTTCTTAATATTCGTAATTTCATCCAGGTTAATATTCTTCTTCAACTTGGTTTTTAAACAACGATTATAAGTATTCCGTGAAGGTCGTGGGACTTTCACTAATTGACAACAGTTGATGATATTATCTGGAATAAAACTGAGTTCCTCTGTAATGAGAATAAATTTCAGATCAATATTGGCAGTATTGAGAGATTGCATGTAGCTATAAAATATATCCAATAATTCGCTATGGATATTATGAAAGTATTTGCAGACGATGACTCCGGATTTCTCATTTTTCGCCAGAATAATATCCACAATTTGATTATAGACTTCGTTCCAAAGCATTTTTGAATGACAGCCGATCAAAGACATGTCGACTTCATAATGGATGTCGCTGATTTTAAAGAAATAGATGTTTTTATTATAGGTGACACTGAGTTTCTTCTCATATTTCAATTCGGACGGACTGTATCTTTTTATACAGGATAGCATCTGGGTATACTTACCAACACCGCTCGGACCATAAAAGATGAGGTTTTTTAGATCGGCTAATCTCTCTGGAAATTTCTTATAAAGCTCGGTTAAGGTTGGGTGTAATGAATTTTCACTATTCGCATTCAAATAATGCTCGAAATGCGTTTCATGAAATTTCATTTGTTAAGTATTAAATATATAATTATTGTCTTTATTTAATAACAATTATATATGTATATGAATAATGTCAGATTTATATAGTGACAATTGTTCATTCAATCATTTAATTAGTCAATTTAATTCGTATAGCATTACGCAGCCAAACATATCTGCTTGCTGGATTTCTTATCTAGGGCTGAAAAAAAGGCACTACGAGAACCCAGATGACGCTTTACTGAAACATTGCTCGCTCGTTTTGGAACATCTCTCGGCCGGGCAAGCAGATATAAATAGAGACGATTTATTACGGTTAACACTTTATAAATATAGTCTATAATGATTTCATATAGAATTATTACATATAGAATGATATAAAAACATAATTAATATAATATGCAACATGTACGTTGTACTAGAATTAGATGATTTAAATATTAATAATGTCTTTTATCAAGAAAAAGTTAAAAATACAGTCATGGAAAATAGTAATTTTCTACGAGTAGTTTATTCAAATGAACTATTTGTATTAAATGGCATTTTTGTCAAATTCCTTTTGAACTTGCAAACAGTAGAGAAATCGTTTAATAAATATAAATGTTTGTTTGATGTAAAACAGCACGGCGATATTATTACGAAAATATCTACGATCGAAAAGAATTTAATGGAACGTCATCTATTTACTAATAAAACGCCTGTCTATCGTATTTCCGAGCAATTAAATAATGGATTTTTGAAAATATTTAATGAAACCGAATGCACAGATAAAAATGATTTTATATTGAAAATATATGGCATCTGGGAAAATGAATGCGAGTATGGTTTGACGTATAAATTTATAAATATTAATAAACAACTAGCCGTCTGTTGAAAAAAACTGTAATATAATTGTCATCATTGATGCCACTACAAAATTAATAGCTGTTATAAAATACACTGCAAAAGCAAGTCGTGTTAGACTCGTCGCAGCCTTTCCTTCTGTTTCATCTGAATTTCCTGTTTTTATCTTGATGTATAATTTTAGGTATTGAAATAGACAAACAATCTGAAAGATAAACAAGAAGGAAGTTCCTGCCGATAACTGATAATATTCAGACGCTACTTGGCCTTTATTAATTCGAAAATAATAAAATACATTTAATGCGATAATCCATAATAAAAGAAGAGCCGTTAATATAGACGGCCCAGAACTAGATAAAAATGATTTTATAAAACCCCAAATACCTGAACTGCCTTTCTTCTCTATTCTAGAAATTTTATCATGGATGGCAAAACTTAGAAACACGATAATTAATATGGAGAAACATATAGTTCCATAACCCCATATCGTTGCATTGGCACGGCCGTACTGTCCGTCGTCAGTCGTGATATTTCCGAAAAACATTTTAATACCCATACCAATAATAGAAAAAATTAACATGGCATTTATGATATATTCTGGACCACCTCTATGTTGAACTTGTGGTGCCATTTTTTGGGATGTAAAATTATATAATAATGATGTTTTATTATTAGTAGCCATTTGTAATAGATGTATAAAATATTTATATTTATAAAGTATTTGTTTAAAGTTTATTTTATAAGACTTTTATATAATGAGTCAATTTAGTCTCGGAAATTCTAAACCATTAATAAAACGTGAAGAAAATTATGT